TCAGGCCTCCTCAACGTCGTGATACTCTTCGCACGCCTGCAGCGTGTTCTGGATCAGGGTGGCGACGGTCATCGGGCCAACGCCGCCGGGAACCGGGGTGATGTAGGACGCGCGTTCGGCGGCATCTTCATACACCACGTCGCCGACCACTTTGCCGCTTTCCAGACGGTTGATGCCGACATCGACCACAATCGCCCCTTCTTTAATCCACTCGCCAGGAATAAAGCCCGGTTTGCCCACCGCGACGATCAGCAGGTCGGCGTTTTCGACATGATGGCGCAGGTTTTTTGTAAAGCGGTGGGTGACGGTGGTGGTGCAACCGGCCAGCAGCAGCTCCATGCTCATCGGGCGACCGACGATATTGGAGGCGCCAATGACCACCGCATTGAGGCCGTAGGTGTCGATATTGTAGCGTTCCAGCAAGGTCACGATACCGCGCGGAGTGCACGGACGCAGGCGCGGCGCGCGCTGGCACAGGCGGCCAACGTTGTAAGGATGGAAGCCGTCGACGTCTTTATCCGGCGCGATGCGCTCGAGAACTTTGACGTTATCGATCCCTGCCGGCAGGGGCAGCTGAACCAGAATACCGTCGATGGTCTTATCGGCATTCAGAGTGTCGATAAGCTCCAGCAGCTCGGCTTCGCTGGTGGTTTCCGGGAGATCGTAAGAGCGGGAGACGAAGCCCACTTCTTCACATGCTTTGCGCTTGCTGCCGACATAAATCTGCGAGGCCGGGTTGCTGCCGACCAGCACCACGGCCAGCCCAGGGGCGCGTTTTCCGGCCGCAACGCGAGCCTTCACTTTTTCCGCAACCTCAGAGCGTACCTGCTGCGCAATCGTTTTACCGTCAATAATTTTTGCTGCCATCAGAGAGAGGATTCCATCTGTATCTTTACGAAAGGGGGATGAGGATATTTTGTCAGAAGCGGGCCTCGCTGTCAGTCCTCGTTTGCTGTTTTATCCTGTCTGAGGCTAATTTAGCCTGTTATGACCATGGTTATTACATGGTTATTGGTGCGTTGCGCCTGGCCACTGAGTCGATTTACGCGCGCATGAGCCCCAGCGGTATGCTTCTTGTACAGTTGGTGGGGGATATTTCGCCAGCGTCGTATAAGCCCGCAGTTTCCTGGCAAAATGGATTGACTCAACCGACGTGGACCGTATAATTCCACGCGTTTCACTCCGCGAAGCACTCGCTTCTCAGGGCGCCCTTAGCTCAGCTGGATAGAGCAACGGCCTTCTAAGCCGTAGGTCACAGGTTCGAATCCTGTAGGGCGTACCATTAAGAAACAAGCACTTACGCAAGTTTCAAACCAGCCTGATTTCCTCCTTGTGTCGTATTTGTGTCGCTAGCGCCAAAAATGGCGTCAATTTTCCGTGCATGTTCGGTCAGGTGGTTCGGTGCCAGGTGAGCATAACGACGCACCATCTCGATGCTTTCCCATCCTCCCATTTCCTGTAAAACAGAAAGCGGGACGCCGGACTGGATCAGCCAACTCGCCCAGGTGTGCCGAAGGTCGTGAAAACGGAAATCCTCGATCCCCGCTTTTTTCAACCCGGCGCGCCAGGCGTTATTGTCATCCACCCGCATTTTTCTAACTGCGGGCGTTAGTGTTCCATCCGGGCGATGTTTTGCCGTGGTGTGAACGAACACCCATCGGGAGTGCTTCCCTATCTGATCCCTTAATACCCTGCATGCGGTATCATTCAGAGCTACGCCTATCGCCTTGCCCGCTTTTGCGTTCTCCGGATTTACCCATGCAACCTTTCTCTGCATATCGACCTGCTGCCACTCAAGCCCGATGATGTTTGAGCGGCGCAGGCCGGTTGCCAGTGCAAATATCACCACTGGCTTAATGCTCTCCGGCATGCACTCGATCAACCGCTCAGCTTCTTCTCTGGTCAGCCACCGTATCCGCTTACTGATCGGCTTGCGGGTTTTGATAACAGGGGCTGTTTTTATCCAGCCCCAGTCATTCGCCGCGGCCCTGAGAAGGGAGCGAATGAAGGAAAGGTGTTGAGCCTTCGTAGCCTGCGAAACCTGCCGTGGTTTGTACTCCGGAACCGGCTTTCCCTTCCTCATCGCGGCATCACGCTTACTCTCCCAGACCTGCAGGTGTTTACGGTTGATCATCCCGTTAACGGCTTCGTGAACTTCCTCCGCCGTTATCTTCGAGACATCACGGCCGGAAAAATGCTGCAGCCAAAACTCAATTTTGGTTTTGTCATCATCCAGCGATCGCTTATGGTCCTTTTCCCGCAACCACCGGATACAGCATTCTTCGAAGGTTCTGACGGGCAGATCGCCGATCTGGTCAACCCGCCACGCTTCCGCCTTCAGCTTGTCGTGGAGCTCCTGAGCCTGCTTTTTGTCCCCCGTGCCAAGAGATCGCCTAACTCTTTTTCCTGACGGCGTAAAGAAATGACAGTGCCACACGCCGCCCCTGAGGGTGATTGACATAAAACTTCTCCTTTATGTTCACCCGCGTTCGCGATGACAGGATCGCGCGGGGTTTTCAAATATGCAATACACGCAGCCTCGGTCGTTCTGTACTTATTGCCGACCTTGCGGCCGGCGAGCTCCCCAGACTCAATCAGGCGGTAGATCACCCGCGCCGACACGATGAGCAAATCGGCGGCCTGCTGTGCTGTAATCGGTCTATCAGATGCCATATCACCTCCGATGCTTACCGCGTAATTCCTCTTCTTCTTGGCAATCAGCGCAGCGCTGACAGCCCGCCACCAGTTCCCGGAGCCGCTCGGGTATCTCTTCCCCGCAGTCGCGGCAGTGAGTAGCTGAAACTGCGTTATGGTTGATGCGCATGTTCTGGATGGTCATTTCCAGCCGGCGCTCTGCCAGCTCGTTGGCCTGAACGATGATTTCTGCGCTCATGCTGAAACTCCCTTAACGGCCAAAAACGTAGCCATCGCTTTATCAACAATCTTCGCGTTGTGGTATTTGCTGATTGCCCATGTGATGGCGAACAGAATCCATCGGAAATGGCTGGTATACGTTTTAAATGTCAGGCCTTCGCAGACATCCCAGGCGCTCCAACCAGCTGGCCAATCAGCGTCATAAACAGCCTGATAAGCCTCCCATTCGTTATTGAAGCCAGCTCGGCACAAGTCGCGGACGATTTCGCGTACCACTGCTTTGTCGCTATCCGGTGTATCGTCATCGTCGTCCCAGTCTTCATCCTCTTCTGTCTCAGCATCTTCATCGTCCTTCAGGTAATCACTCAGAGACTCTTTCAGGCTTTTGCAGAACGCGTCGTGGTCATACTCTTTTGCCAGCATTTCTCGTGCCGAACATCCCGCGCCAGCCTCCAGCTTTTCAGCCCAATAATGGGTATTGATTCCACCTTCCCAGGCGCCAAAAAAGTCGAACATGTCCGCGATGCGACTGAATGTCCAAGTTCCCATGTCGCCGGTTACGGTCAAGTAACCAGGCCAAGTGATAACGTCGTAGTAATAACAGGACGTTTCGGGCTGCTGCATACGCAGGTGTCGATACAGGCCATCATCACGGATGATTTCCAGGCGGTGAAATGCTGTATCGATCAAAAATCGGGAGTCGATTTCAAAGAAGCTCATGCTGCACCGCCTTCAATGCGCTCAAAAGAAATTACCCAAACCCAGGGATTAGCATTCCAGCTTTCTTCGCCGTAGATGGATTCCCACAGACGCTGGAATGCAACCTTGGCCGTTGCGAAATCACCTTTCGGAGTCAGGAATGTTCCCGGGTAATCAGGAAGCAAACTCCCTGCAGGCGGAACGCCTTCGGCAGTGGCATCTTCCTCGCTGATAGCGTTCAGCCGCTCAACCCGCACGTCGGTGATTTCCAGCAGAATGCGGCTGGCCCAGCGCGGCATATGGATAGATGGTCGCCAGCAGCAATGCAGTTCATCATCTGCATCGTAAAACTCTGGCGCAGGCACGCCGTCAGCCTTGTAAACACAAAACTCTGACTTCTCAAAAGGAGTTGAGTCTTTGCAATAGCTATCCATAAGGTCGAAATCGAATAGCGGCCCCTGAAACGTCTCTCGCACCCAGATACGATCGCCGACGGAACCGAACGGACATGGATGCCAGAAATCGAAAGCATGCTCTGCATCTTCGCTCCACGGCCATTTGCTACCGTCTTCACGCTCACCAATTTCAGTGAACCGAGTCTGTTTCCATTTGATAGGCCGCCGGGTCTGCATCTTCCGACCGTCGAGGATGGCGCGCACCATCTCCCCGTTGAATATCATTCCGCGTTCTTTCATGATTCCACTCCATACCGCCCATTCATGCGGCCAATAACACTGACAAATTTCACCAGGCTGACACCCATCGGCTTTACCTTCTCGTAGTGCTTGCGAAGGATGGGGGGCATACAGCGTTCCACTTCGGTTTAGGCTTTACACTCATCGCTTTGGTTATCTCTTCTGCGCAGCGACGAGCCTGGGCGCGGAGAGCGTTTTCTTTTTCTTCAGGCGTCATGCTGCCTCCAGATTTCCGATCCGCTTTAACTCAGCCAGCGATACGGTCGTGATGATGTGTCGCGGGGTGATGTACGGGCGCCAGATAAACAGGAGCGAGCCTTTGGGGTTGCTCTGGCGCTTTCCTGTAACGGATGCCGGAACAAACTGAACACGGCCGCCGGTTATCAGCCTGAGTTCATCAGCTGATTGCATGGCTGAAATAAACCAGCTAGTAGAGATGTCAGCAGGTAACAGCATCACTACGGCCTGAGACTGCGCCCGGGATTGTTCAGCAGCTTTTTCCACCCATGGACCGATATCGGAATAGGGCGGGTTACACCATATCGCCCCGTATGACGTCCATTCGCTATTCAGCGAGTCATCCAGCTCAGTGAGATAGTGAGCGCATAGCGCGTTACTCTCAGAGGCTGCAGCATCCAGCCAGAAGCCAAACTCGCGGTCGAGCGCGTTGAAAATTTCAATCGGCGTTTGCCAGTAGTCACGTTCATTTTTTGGAGTTTTCGATCCGCCGTAGTCAGTCATTGCGCACCTCTTTTCGTGTCCAGCTCTTCAGCCAGCCTCTGAGCCTTTAACGGGTTTCTTACCACTTCACCAGATGGCATTAGCCAGCCACGATGAAGGACGGAGTACATGCACTTCACTTTTCCTACGGTTATGGCGTCGCGGTAATGTTTCATTCGATCTCCAGTATCATTCGCTTAGTCTCTGCCACAAGGGAGAGGAACTCATTCCTTCTCGCGCGAAGGCGGCCTATTTCTGATTGGCACTCAGCGGCTGTCAGACGGTAAACAATGAGTTGCTTTCCTTCAGGGAAATCAGAGCAGTAGCTGATGAAGTCAACCCAATCCCGGCCAGAGCAATCAAGGTGGCCGATTAGTTGCCATCTATATGCCGGATCGAAGGCGCCGCGGGTGAGGGTGGCGTAGTGAGTGGCGGCAATTACCGACTTAATCTCAACCAACCCGTCCCGGCCAACGAGTCCGTCTGGACTATCCCCATACGTTTCGTGATCAAAGAAACCGCCGTTATCCACGTCGACGAAGTTCATCTCTTCGTACAGCATGCGAGCGATTGGCTCCTGTTCGTGGCCGCGCTCCATATGGTCGTTTGTGAAGCCAAACTCAGACTTGCACCCTTTAATCTGCTCAAGAGCTAACTGAAGCGCATAACGCTTGGCTGGCTCACCAAACGCCTTGCCATCGTTAGCCATAATCAAGCCGAAGTTTGAAGCGGTAGCCTTCCCAAGGCGAAGAGCATCCCACTCTTCCCCGTTTTGCTCGACGTCATGCCAGATCATGCTGAGCACTCCTGTTCCAGTTGGCGGCGATGCTCTGGAGAAATGTCCATTCTCGCCAGCACTGCATCCAGGTTGCCATCGCGCTTGAAGGCGGCCTTAGCGTTATTCCATGCCTGCGTTTTTTCCGGCGAAAGCACAGGTTTTGAAACGCGCGCTGGGCTTAAGCGGAGACCTTCAACCGATTCCTTTCCGAACCTGACATTTTTATCGACGTAAACAGTGACTTTCACGCCGACCCAATCCTCAAGGAATGGCGATCCGGTAATGCTTTTCAGCATCTTGCTGTTGGTGGCATTCAGGATCATTGGCTTAAGCTTTTCGCCAGGGCGCAACTCGCTCTCCTCAAAATAAGCGGTGTTAAAAACGTCTTTAGTTTTTTTGGTTTTGTCGCTTTCTAACGTTGCCCGGGCGATCGTCAGCACCGTGGGTTCAACGATGTCGGCACTGCTCAGGTATGGAGAATCGAAAGCCTTACGGTAATGTGTTTTTGAATCTGTCATTTTGCAGCCTCTCTGATGAATCTGTTTACCAAAGGCCTGAGAGCATCCTGAATAGTGAAATGCTCGCGTCGCTCTTTGCTGCTGTCATAAATCGGTGTCCAGCCGCATCCCGTATTCACCTGGATTACCTGGTAACTACCTTTCCCATCTCTCCACTGAATTCCGTTCATCGAGAGCCACTCCTTGAAGTCGGCTAATTTCGATTTGTGGAGTAAATTTCTGCGGGCCATTAACTCTCTCCTTAAAACGGGCAGCCGGTGCGGTGGTCCCAGTCGTATTCCGCCTGGGCGTAAGCTACTGCCGAGATGAGATCGTTATATGCCTCGCCAGCTGCATCGCTGCGGAGGCCTTCGTATGGGCTTTTGTCCATCGGCACAGAGAAGCGGAACAGGCCTGACGGCTCTTTCGGCAGCGCGTCGATAATTTCCTGCGCCCGATCGTCAACCCACTTTTGCTTCTCTTCGGTGAGCGTTTGCTCGGCCCACTTACGCTCTTCGATCACGTCGTATGCGCGGTATGCGTTCATAGCTCGCTCCTGAAATTTGGTTGTAAGAATCCCGGCACCGTATTGGCTGCCTGATAACTCAGTTAAATTCGTGCGCTGATATGCGCGGTTAATGCGTCCCGGCTGGTACCAGGTTCGGTTCGATATTGCGTGAAGCGTATGGCCGGCGGATGTGGCGCAAATTGCCCTGCGGCTCATGCCAGTAGCTGCCGTCGCGATAGTCGAAGCTGACCAGCCAGGCGGCACCGGTGCGGCGATTGCGCATCATCACGGCGCGTCCGTTGTTAGGAATTGAGTTAGCCATTGAACACCCCCGTAACGTGCAGAATTTTGATAATCAACGCTGTCCAGATAACTCCGCAGATCAGCAGGCAGTAAATCAGTGAACGAATGCCTTGTTTGCTCATACCGCACCCCAGCACTGAACGCTTACGAATGCGACCAAAGCCAACAACAGTGCCACCTTCACCTTGAATCTGTTCCACGCAGGAACCTCATGTTCTCGGATCATCTCTTCACCTTTGCCTTATCGCGGCTAACGGGACGTTTTGACTTCACCCCGGCGTTGCCGGTGTTGTTTGGATGAGATGATAATAGCAATGAGTATTAACCATAACAATACGTATTGATATTATTTGATAGTAATTGCTATTAAATCATTGATAGCTAAATGAATTTATTTTTTTCTATTGTGCTGGTAAGTTCAAAAAAACGCCAAAGAGGGTAGCGCCATGTCGAATGAGGATGAGTTTTTCGCAGAGATGCACCCGCAGATAGCGCAGGTTATCGGGATAGCGGTTATGCAACTGCTGGTTGAGAAGCGCGAGCCATCAAGAGAGGCGTTGATAGAGATGATTCAGGTGTTGTGGCAGGTTGACCATGTAGATCTGCCTGTGGAGCTGGCACTGGATGTGCTGATGCTGAGGAAAGAGTAGGGCAGTAAAAACCCGGCGCGGTGGCCGGGATTGAGTATTTAAGCGGTTAAAATCAGTACACGTTGGCAAAGTCTTTCAAATTGCTGGAGGAAAAGATTTCTATTCTCACTCATCGTATCAAACACGTTACCCGCCTTCCCATCATCTCTCAAATCTTGATCAGTGATAGCAAAAACCGGTTTTGAGAGCTTTTGGCTTATTGCAATTAAAGAATTGAAATCTGATATTTGCGCAAGGTCATAGGCCTTCAGATGCGACGTATCTGTCAAATCGAGAGATTTTTGTATTTCATGCTCGGTTGCTGAGCAACCAATACGATGGAGAGCGGGAGCCAGTACACTATTTACTGCGCCGTGAATCTCTTTAACCCAATGTTCAAACGATTTAACTGGCATTCCATTTCGTGGCCTGTAACGCTGATGTATCGCGCCAATGAACTTAGGTTTATTTGAAATATTTGCGGCAGTATTGGATCGAGAAGTTTGTTTGAAAAACTCTAACTCAGCATGCCATGCAGTGATTGTTTCAGAAAGAGAATTTATCGCTTGCCAACAGAAGAAGTCAGGAGTCGCTGGAACAATAAAGTAATCACTTGACATAAGTGCTATTTCATTTAACCCACCGACACTTGGGCTTAAATCATAAACTATATAATCGATGCCATTTTTTTTTGCTATTAAATTTATTACTTTTGGTAGGTTTCCTGGTAGGTTGCGAGTCAATGGCACGCCTGATGCAATCTTGAGTGCAACGCTTATTTGCGAGTCAAGCATGGAGACACTAAGATGCCCAGGAAGGAGAAACAAATTATTATTCTGACACTGAAATAGTTTTGCAGTATCGTTATTCACAAGATCTTCAACAGAGGAACCATTCATCAATGTGTCAACGATAGACTCCATTGTTAGGTTGTATCTACTACTATAAAAGTTGTCTAGGCTTTCACTCACTGTTGTGTAACCTAGCACCATGCCAGTTAAGTTGCATTGTGAGTCTAAGTCAACCAGCATTACTTTTTTCCCTGTACTAGCTAGACCCCATCCAATATTAAAGGCTGTGGTTGTTTTGCTTACACCGCCTTTATGATTAAAAAAACAAATTGACTTAGGCATGGGTAATTGATCCTGTGTATTTTCTTCAAACATAATAATCCCTTTATTTTATATGAAAACTATGTTAATAGCACTAAAAATTCAATCAGTAACACTGATTATCTTTTCTTCATGCATTTCTTCTGCGGCACCTAAGTGCCTCATCAGGCTACTGGCTTGCTACCCTGCTTCCTGTACGTCTGCGGAATTACCAAAAACACATCGAACTACCGGTCTGGCTCACTCAAAGTCATCCCGCTCATCCTTCCGCTTGAAGAAAACTTTATCCAGCCTGAGCACTATCCCAACCAGTCCGATAATCAGCAAAGTAATGAGTATTGGGATAATCAGATCAGACATGCTTCCTCTGCGTGCTAAGGCTTTACCCATGTTTCCTGTATGTCTGTGGCATGCTGCCGATCACCTTGCCGAACACGAACACCCGGTTCATCTCGTCTTTTTCGATCGGGTCCCAGGCTGCATAACTCTTGTTGTCTGAGATAACCAGCAGCTTGTCCTTCATCTTCTGCAGGCGCTTGACGTGAGCAGTGTCGTCGTACAGGAAGGCGTATATCCCGTCGCCGTCGAAGCTCTTAACGCTGATGTCGACGAACAGCAGATCACCCGGCTCAATCGTCCCAGACATGCTATCGCCCCTGACGTTGATGATACGGATGTTCTCAGCCTTACGCCCATCGAACATGTGCCGGGCTTCTGCTGGCGCATACTCAACCGAGTGGAGGATCTCCACGAACTCCTGATTCACAATGCCCGGGCCGGCACTTACCACAAGGTCCAGCACATCAATCCTGAATGCATCAGTATCCTGGCTTTTAACCTGGGCAGCGCGAGGTAGCTGGCCATCATCGCGCATCGGTCCATTTCCGGTTGATAGCCATTCAGACCTGACGCCCAAGGCATTGGCTATCTCGACAATTTTTGTTGAACCCCTGGCGTTTCCACTCACCAGGCGCCAAATGGTCGGCTGAGCAATACCTGAGGCTTTCGCAAGTGCCCCTTGGGACATTCCAGCCGAAGTCATGGCCTCATTTAAACGATCTGCAAGAGTTTCTTTTTTCATAGTTTCAAATTTATACGCTTGCGTATTGATGGTCAAAACACGTTTTGCTATTGCCAAAATCAATACGCATTGCTATTATCACTTCACACCAATACTTATAGGAATTGGAATATGACGAACAAAACCATCCAGAAGGCAATTGATATCGCTGGCAGTCAGAAAAAATTGGCCGATCTGTGTGGCGTAGCACAGCCGACAGTTTGGCGTTGGCTGCATGGCGGCGGGATTGATGCCCGCTATGTGATGAAAATCGTGTCTGCGACTAACGGCAAGATTAAGGCGGCAGAGATCCGACCTGACCTTGCACAGTTGCTGAGCGCGCATTCACCGGCCGCCTAACCAGCGGCCTTTCAATCAACACCAGAGGAAGTATCACAGATGGAGAGTTCAACGACACGCAACAAAGTGGAGGCTCGCAGGATAGAAAGCTGGTTACACAGCCAGATAGCTGAACTGGGGACCACAACTATAGCCAAAGTGGCCGGAGTGAATAAGTCGACGGTGAGTCGCTGGCGGGAAAACCTGCTGCCGAACATGTCGCTGCTGCTGGCCATCCTGATTTCTAACAGACCGGGAGAGAAAGGTGACTTTGAAGCATAAGTGGGAACAGAAAGGCGAAAGCCGCAGTGCGCTAACACTAACGGCTTTCAGGTGCAAAAACGAAGAGGTAATTGCGAGGTAATTATGCCTGGTAAATCTGTAAGAGTAAACAATCCGGAGGTAGCACGTGAGCATGTCACTTATGGCGAAAGCAATGGGGGTCAAAGTGGGAAACTCACTGCGTAAGCTCGTTCTTATCAAGCTGGCCGACAATGCCAACGACAAGGGCGAATGCTGGCCTTCGTATCAACACATTGCCGATCAGTGCGAATGCAGCAAATCCGCTGTTCGCAACCATATTGATGCGCTTGAGGATATGGGGCTACTCAAGCGTGAAAATCGCGTTGGGGTTAACAACGGGAAAGGTAATACATCCAACGTATATTATCTGAACCTTGATGCTACCCCTATGCCATCAAAAAGCACAGGGGTATGCCATGAAATAGCACCCCCTATGCCATCTGATGGCACACCCCCTATGCCACCAGATGGCACCAGAACCAGTCACTCTTTTGAACCAGTCACTGAACCAGACTCTCTCTCTGCGCGAGGGCAGTTTATCAGCGAGGCTGCAAAGCGACGGATCGGGATTTCACCCAACGAGGAAATACCTTTCCCTCCTGCCTTCAAGCCATCGGCAGATCACATTGCGATTGCCTCGGAGAAAGGGATCAACATTGAAACCGAGTTGCTGAACTTTCGTGATTATCACCAGGCCCGCGGCACAAAGCTGATCGACTGGAACTCGGCATTCCGGGTATGGCTCAGGAACGCGAGAGTTAATCCGCTTTCCGGGCGCCAGAGAAGCGAACCTGATTCCCCACACTGGAACAGCCCTGAAGGCTGGAAGGACTTCATATGACCGCTCAGCTTATGACCGCGATCAGCAATCGCGATGGTGATGCGCTGGCCAGAATGGCCGCAGGTAGCACGGAGCCGCAGAGGCTTCTCGATTTCGAAGCTGAAAGGCTGGTTGACTCCCTGTTCCGTCAGCTGAAGCAGATCTTCCCGGCGTCAACGCAAACCAATCTGCGCACCGACGCCGAAGAGAAGACAGCGAAGCGCCAATGGATTGCAGCTTTTGCCGAAAACGGGATCCGCACCCGCGAGCAGTTATCCGCCGGAGTGCGACATGCGAGAGCCAGCGAATCGCCGTTCTGGCCATCGCCGGGCCAGTTCATCAAGTGGTGCAAGGACAGCGGCACCGTGCTGGGAGTGACTCTTGTCGACGTGATGAACGAGTTCCACCGCTACAGCCGTGAAAAAGGGCTGCATACCGGCGGCGCTGAGCGCTTCCCGTGGTCTCACCCTGTCATGTACTGGGTGGTTACCGATACCCGGCGAGCAATGTACCAGCGCCAGCTCAGCGAGGCAGAAACCGAGAAATATGCCGCTAAAAAGCTGGAAGACTGGGCGCTGAAAGTCGCCGCCGGAGAACAAATACCGTCGCCGGTACTGGCTCTGGAGAACAACCAGGAAGCCATTCCGACAAACCATGTCAGCCGGCAGCAGGGGTTTCACCCTGAAGGCAAAAGCTTCGGATGTATGCCAAGCGCGGCATCGCTCGGTGCGTTAACTCCGGCTCAGTGGCTGCGGGATGAATACCTGCGCGGGAAAGAGAGAGGGCTTATCTGATGAAAAAGAACTCGGGCAAACAAGCTGTTATTAACTTCATCGGCCAGCATCCTGGCTGCAGCTTTCAGGATATCCGCCGCGGTACCGGTCTTGACTCTTCAGTGGTCAACTCCTCCCTGTGGCAGATGCACCGTGACGGCCAGGTTAAGCGAGAAGGTGAGTGCAGGAGCTACCGCTACACCCTGATCGACACAACAGCCGTAACCGAAAGCGATCCGTCTGTTCAGTATCACCAGCGTCCTGGCGGCGTAAACCCAATGACCAACCTGTTTAACCAGTGCCTGGCGGGAGTGAGGAAATGAAATTTATCAAATTAAGCCAAAGGGGAACGGTAGAGCGCCAGGGCAAATATGGCTGGGAGCCTGAAACAGTCTACGAGCCTGTGTTTGTTGCCGCAGAGCATATTGTCAGCATGTATTTCGCTGGTCTGACAATCCTGAAAATGACCTCCGGAGAGCGCATTGACGTAAAAGAGACCCCGGAAGAAATCATCGCCATGCTTACCGAAGGAGCCGCCAAATGACTATCACACTACAGGCAGTAAACGAGCTCATCGCCTTCCTGGAGAGCGCAGGCGAGCTGTCAATCAGAGAGCAGAAGTTCCTGAAGCTGGCGAAAGCGTACCAGCAGCTGGCGGCGGAGAATGTGCAAATCAAAGCTATGAACGATTGCTTGTCTGAGGAATTGCGTGGTTATGAGTCTGATGGCGCTTTTGAGGGGCCGAAGATGCATCTGCTGTGGTGGCAGGTCGAACCCCCCGCCACCGATCGCATCGTAGCCGGGATTAAGGCTGATGGGGGGGAGGATATGGCTAACCATTTTTTCAAATTAGCCAAAGATGAGGCGAATAGTTTGATTGCCGAGCAATGGCGCGAATCAGGTCGAGTTGCTAATGAGCAGGCCAAGCAGCTGCGCGATGGGGCCGACAAATGAGCATTCGAGCTAAGTACGGATTCGGACCTGTGACTGTAGAGGTTAATTGGCTAGATAAGTGCCCTAATTGCAACAACAGAACAGTTAGGGTCACCGGTTGGTCTACCACTCCAGAAGCTCTATGGGCTGGCGATAAAGCTGAGTGCTCAAAATGCGGGCATAAAGGCGAGATTGGTGCCAATGGTGACAATGCTTGGGTGGAGTGGGATAGCGTAAAGGAGGCCAGCCATGACTGATATCACCGAACTGGCGCAGAGAGAGAAATTTGAAGCCTGGGCTCGTAGCCAGAAACTTGGCCTTTCTTATGGAGATTGTGGCTACGTTTTTTCCTCAACAGAAATGGCCTGGCGTGCATGGATGACATCATCCGCTGAGCTGGCAGAGGCGCTGGAGAAGGCGCAGCAGAGGATTGATGACCTGGAGAACGATGAAGTTCGTCAGCGCTTGGCTAACGCAGAGCACCAACTCTACATGGCTAAACTGGCTAAAAATAATCTGAGAGCCAGTCGTAAGGCGCAGTTCCGCAAGCGCAAGGCGGCTGAGCAACGAATCGCCGAGCTGGAGTCCCGCACCGTGAAGCTGCCACAACGACTTCAACCCGGTGCTGATGGTTATGACGACTGGTACGTTCACAGTGACGATGATGGGGAATATCTCAAGTTTGATGATGTGCTGGCAATGCTAACCGCCGCTGGCATCAAGGTGGAGGCTGAGTGATGAAAGTAGGACAGAGGCAAAAACTGTTTCTTAAGGCTATCGCTCAGCAGGGAAACAGTGACTTTGTATTCTCGGGCGGGGTCACTGACCAACGTGTAAGAGAGGGATTAGAGAAGAAGGGGCTACTTAAAGTTGTGCGTCAATCTCCCGGCTATTACCCAATCTACGAACTGACCGAGGCTGGAAAAGTGTACTGCAAATTACACGGGTGGGAGGCTGAGTGATGTTTAGTTCACATGGGTATGGAGCGGCGATTGTTATTTTTGCAATATTCTGCGCGGTGGTTGGCTGGGGAGTAATTGAGTTCATCCTCTGGCTGTTCTCATTCGTTCACATTTCATTCGGAGGCTGAGTGATGGCACTGACCAAAAAACAGCGCGCAGAGCTGCGCATGAAGTTTGGCGGCCGCTGCGCTTACTGCGGCTGTGAGCTTGGCGATAAATGGCACGCTGACCACGTCGAAGCAGTACGAAGGAATATCAGTAACGGCTACGCAATGGACAGACCAGAAAACGACACGGTCAGCAACATGGTTCCGGCATGCATCCCCTGCAACCTGTTCAAAATGTGCAGCACGGTTGAGGATTTTCGCAATCGCATTGCAACGCAGGTTGATGTGACTCGCCGGGCATCGAGAAGCTACCGCACAGCTGAATCATTCGGCCTGGTTCAACCAACTAACGCGCCGGTAGTGTTCTGGTTCGAAAAGTATCAGGCAGAAGGAGCCAACCAATGACCAAATCAACCATAACTAGGGAGCGCCTGGAAGAAATCAGGGATTGTTGTTGGATGGATGACCTCGGACTGAGTATGTACGAGCTTTCTGAACTGGCCAGCATGGCGCTGGCCGCAATGGACAGCGAGTCTTGGTGTTTGCCTCTCGACTACTTACAGGGACACAAAGACGGTCTGGGATGGGCCGCCCAACTGGCAGAAGCCAATCACCCTGAAACAGGAGACTGGCTGTACGATGACCCTATCGAGCTGGCAAAAGCCATTCGCAAAGGTCCAGATATGCTGCCAGTGCAGCCGGTAGCGGACAGCGAGCCAGTAGGATACCTTTTCCATAACGAATACGGTGCGGTTTTATACTCAATTTCCGATGATGCTACCGAGGGATTCTCGCTAATTGGGCCAATATACTCCGTACCGCAGCCAGCGCCGGTAGTGCCTGGTAAATGGATTCCGGTAAGCGAGCAGATGCCGGAAGTTGGCGACATCGTGCTTACCGCAATGGGAGGGGTAGTTAACGTTGGCGAAACGGAGTGCTCTGCTGCAAATTGTCGTTTCTTCACGTCAGTTATTTCCGGTAGAGAGTTACCGGCGACTCACTGGATGCCGCTGCCAGCAGCTCCGCAGGAGTCAAGCCTCGCCTGCATATCAAAGCGCAGCCAGCATCTAAGTTAAAACATGATCTCACTTGAGTATTTTTATTTTTAGCCACGCTATTATAGGGTGTTTTCTAAAGTAGGGAACACCCTAAATTTTTATATAAATCAAAGGAATAAGCATAATCATGCCACAGCAGAGATCGACCTATTTGAGGACAATTCCTCTCGATTTAGAGGTTAAACAAGAAGCGGTAATAAATGGTATTGAGATGGGGGTTCTTGATAACGGGATTCCATACCTCACACAAAGTGGGCTTGCAAACGTCTGTGGTGTTCAGCGATTAAGGATTAAGGAAATTACTGACGAATGGGCACAGTCAGTCGAACATGGAATCTTCCGGAAAGGAAGGATGACATTTATTGGTACATACCTTCTGAATGAAGGGTTTACTGATGAAAAATTGTATATCCCGGTCATTCGCAATGGTGTTGAGTATCATGCTTATCCAGATATCGTCTGCATGGCAATTTTGGAATATTATGCATTCGAGGCTAAGCAGGCTGAAAGTGAAACTGCTATCAGATCATACCGTGAACTGGCAAAAAAAGGCCTTAAAGCTTTCATCTATGAAGCTCTAAAATATCAGCCTGAAGACCCATGGCGGCATTATCACGACAGGGTTTCTCTGCTCAAAGATAAGGGCTCAATCCCTGACGGCTACTTTATCATCTTCAACGAAATTGCAGGTATGATGGTTGATCTTATCAACGCTGGCTTGGCTATAAACCAGCACACTGTCCCTGATGGAAGTGTCGGAAGTTGCTGGGCTCGCCATTGGAACAGCCAAGAGTTGAGCCGCGAATTTGGTGAACGGGTGGATTGTGAGCATTATTACCCCGAAGATTTCCTTCAAGCTCGGTCTAATCCGCAAATAATCAATGCTTATCCTGACGGGGCCCTATCTGAATTTCGTCGATGGTTCAAACATCAGTATCTTACAACTAAATTCCCTCCGTATATTCTTAAAAAGTCAAATGTACTTCCTGGGGGGAGAGAAGACGCCACTCGCTTGATCGAGGCATTTAAACAGGCAGGTATCGAAGGTAAATAATACCTGACAGGTACGCAAATCCGCGCAGTAAGCCAATCCGTGATATAAAATCCCCTCTACAGCAGAGGGGGTTTCTATGTCTGATTTCAACATCGCATCAAAGTCAAAAGACGAGCAGGACAAGGTCAATGTCGACCTGGCAGCCTCCGGCGTCGCCTACAAAGAGCGCCTGAACATGCCGGTTGTCGCCGAAGTGGTCGCCAGAGAGCAGCCAGAGCACCTGAGAAACTACTTCATGGAGCGCGTCAGCCACTACCGAGAGCAGAGTATCCAGCTCCCGCGCGCCTCCGATCCGCGCTACATTGAGATGGCCAGTCAGAACGAGAAAAAATAGCCTATGCTCGTTTTGCAATTCGGGATTTAGCCCGTCATAATTACTTCGTCAGTCTGGACAACTGACAACTTTACCCCGGCGCCAAGTGGGGACACATGGCGCAAACACTGCAATTTGAGAAGAGTTATCAAAACGTACTGATTCCCGCAGAGCCGGGAACCAGAGAATACCTGCAACTTATCCCCGTAGGGCAACTGCTTTGCGGTGAGTTCCGCAAGCCCCGGAATTACGCATTCCACAAGAAGTTCTTCAAACTTCTGACTCTCGGGTATCACTACTGGACGCCTTCCGGTGGCCTCATTGAGCCCGCTGAGCGCGCCCTCATATCCGGGTTTATCGACTTCCTTTCATCTGACTTCGATCAGCGCGCTGCGCTCCAGAACGCCGCGGAGATGTATCTCTCCTCTGTCGGTATTTCTCGTTCCCGCGATATGGCGCTTCTGAAACACTTCGAATCCTTCCGCGAGTGGGCAACCATTCAGGCTGGCTTTTACGACGAATACCAGATGCCTGACGGCAGCCGTCGTCGTGTCGCAAAGTCGATCTCCTTCGCCAGCATGGACGACAGCCAGTTTAACGGCGTCTACAAATCAGTGCTGAATGTGCTCTGGAACTACATTCTGCGTCGCAAGTTCCACTCGCCAGCTGAGGCTGAAAACGCCGCCAGTCAGCTGCTGAGCTTTGCGGGGTGATGGCTATGCAATGTCTTCTCGCCAAAGTAATGGAGCGCGGCATCTTCCGCGTGCCGGCGCGCCGCAAGCGCAAGGTCGAAGTTAAGCCTTCCGACATACCGACCCTGAAAGACTATACCGCCCGCCTGGTCGATAAGAAGTGGCTACGCCTGAGAGCAAGGAGGCCACATGCGTAAACCAGCACGCCGTAAATGCGCCCACTGCCGCGAATGGTTCCATCCTGCCCGGGAGGGGCAGGTGGTATGCAGTTTTGAATGCGCCAGCGCGACCGGCAAAAAACAGACAGCAAAAGCCCGGGAAGCGGCGAAGGCCAGGGCGGTGAAGCGCCAGCGTGAATCCGAGAAGGAGGGGCGTCAGCGCCGTAAAGCAAGATTGGCTGAGCTCAGACCTAACGGTTACTACAAAGCCCAGGCTCAGAAGGCATTCAACGCCTACATCCGCGCTCGTGATGCTGCTTTGCCATGCATCAGTTGCGGCGAGACCAACCCGCCTGATCTGCATGGCGGCCAGTGGGACTGCGGCCACTTCAAAACGGTCGGCGCTTACCCTGAGTTGCGTTTTGAAGAGCGCAACGCTCATAAGCAGTGCAAATCGTGCAATGCCGGGGCCGGTAAGTACACCGCCAAAGAGTTGACGGTTGCTCAGCAATACGAAGCTGGCCTGGTCGCTCGTTACGGACAGGAGTATGTCGACTGGCTTAACGGACCCCACGAAATGACCAACTACCGCCGGGAAGACTTTATTCGTATCCGCGATGAGTACCGCGCCAAGCTCAAAGCACTGAAACAGCGGGAGTCCGCATGAGCCGTGACGTTATCGAACGCATCCGCGACCGCTGGCAAAAGCTCCGCCTCCTGCGTAGCCGCGGAACCGTACTGGTTGACTATCGCATACTGAGAAATTTCGTTCGCATCTATCAGACCCTGGGAGAGACAGCATGACAGCTCAATACCTTGAATTTGTTCGCCAGCAGCTGATAGTGGCCACCGCCGATCTGAGCGGTGCGACGAAAGGGCAGTTGATTGCCTTTGCAGAGAACGCACAATTCACCGCTACGGCGCGCAGCCGGGGAAGGAAGAAAGTAGCCGACCCGGTAACCGGCCGCATGGTAAACCCATCTAGCCCGCCAATCCCCGGGCAGCAGTCGCGCGCAAAAGGTTCGTCAATCGCTCTCGTTCTGCCCGTTGAGTATTCTACGGCCAGCTGGCGCCGGGCTCTGCTGTCGCTGGAAGAGCATCAGAAAGCGTGGCTGCTGTGGAATTACAGCGACAATATCCGCTGGGAGCACCAGGAGACGATCTCCCGGTGGGCATGGGAGCAATTCAACAAGAAGCTGGCCGGCGTGCGCATCGCAAAGAAAACAGTCGATCGCCTGCGTCAACTTATCTGGCTGGCTGCTCAAAATACAAAGCAGGAAATAACCGGTAGAGGGCATCATTACTCTCCCGCTGCGATGGTGGGGATAAAGCCAGATAACTGGTGCCACAATTATTCAGATTACTGGCAGGTCATGATGGACATCTACCAGGAACTTGATAGTCAGGCGTTACTCTCTGTTTCTCGATCACGTTCACAACAAAAAGCGACTTTTTCGCAGCAGGGTCTTGCAAAAGTCAATTAAATGCGTCATATTTGAGTCTACTTTGATATGCTGCCTTAACTTTAAGTGGCGGCATGAAGAATAAAAAGGCCCTGGCGGAAACGTCGGGGCTTTTGCGTTTCTGGGTCAGAAGCACAGCGGTTGTGCGTTCGGCTGTTAACCGAATGGTCGAAGGTTCGAATCCTTCCTGTCCCGCCAATTCAGCGCCATTAGCTCAACCGGAGAGAGCAATAGCCTTCTAAGCTATCGGTTTCAGGTTCGAGTCCTGAATGGTGCACCAGATAATGGCCTGACCTGATAACGGGTTCATACCCCAACTTATCAGGGGCGCTGCTGCAACAGCGTCGCAGGCCGCCAGACCCAGCCAGGGTATTTTCGGTCATCACCGACATTGCTATTACCCTCATGCTTATTGCCCGCCTTTTTGCGGGCTTTTTTATTATCAGGTCCCGCGGGAATCATCATCGATACGCTTCGTTGTTAAATCCAGCCCGACGGGCCTGACCCTTTCAAACACACACAGCACCCGCTAACAACGCGAGGTGAGAGTATGTATCGCATGGAAAAGATAACCACTGGTGCTGCCTATGGCGCTTCAGCCGGGAGCATCCTTAACGGCATGCTAAATGCCTATAGCCCCGAGCAGTGGAATGCCATCGGCGTACTGGTGGGCATTGTCATCGCCGTACTTACGTATCTGACGAATTTGTATTTCAAGATTCGCGAAGACAACCGACGTAGCAGGAGCCGAGATGAACCCGACGCTGAGGAATAAGCTGATTGGTGCGATCGCCGGCGGTTCGGGCGCGATCGCAATTGCTTCTGTCATGCTTGGTAATGCCGACGGCCTGGAAGGAAGGCGTTATTACGCCTATCAGGATATTGTCGGCGTATGGACTGTTTGTGATGGCCACACTGGAGCCGATATTCGCCGCGGACATCGTTACACCGACAGGGAATGCGATAACCTGCTGAAGGCGGATCTGCGGAAGGTGGCAAGCGCCATTGACCCGCTCATCAAAGTCCGCATTCCTGATCCTACCCGCGCCGCGCTTTACTCATTCACCTACAACGTTGGTTCAGGTGCTTTCGCCAGTTCCACGATGTTGAAGAAATTGAATGCTGGAGACGTGCCGGGCGCATGCAAGGAACTGCAGCGCTGGACGTATGCCGGTGGCAAGCAGTGGAAGGGGCTGATCACCAGGCGCGAGATTGAGCGTGAAGTCTGCGAGTGGGGCCAGAAATGAGCCGATTAACCGCAATCATCAGCGCTGTAGTCATCCTGCTACTTTCCTGCTTTTTCTCCTGGCGTTCTGGCTGGAATTCTCACGCTGACCATATCAACGCCCTCGCGGCGAAGAGGAAAGAGAAAGCCGAAAAGACTATCCAGCCAGTTGAGGAAAAGGCCGCTGCCGCTACAGAAGAGGGCAAGGTCATCTACCGAACCATAACCCGCGACGTGGTGAAATATGTCCAGTCTCCGAATCGTACTGTGTGCCGGTTTGACGATGATGCTCTGCAGCTGCGCCAGCGAGCTATCGACGCTGCCAACACCATCCCCGGATTTGATGAGCCCTCCGTGCAAAGCAAGTGACGCAGGGAAGGATACCGACGAAGACCTGCAATCGGACGTCGAAACCGCCCAGTGTCTGCGCCAGCTCCGGTTAGATAAATACCGCTGGCAGGCCTACTACCGGGCGATAAGCCAGTAGCAGGACTACATCAGCACGCAGTGTCTGAGGTGATCATGTTCATACTATTCATTCTCCTGTCGATATGGCTCTGTCGACTACCGGAGAAACTGGGCTGGCCAGAAGTCAGCCCATCCATCTCACAGCTGGCGCTCGTAACCGAGCTTCCGGCACGCAGCAAGGGGCTGCGCTGAGATAAGAGCCGGCATTACAGGAGCCATTCACAGAGTGGCTTCGATAATGAGGACCTTCCATTTACTGTGTGTAAATCAAAGAAATTATTTGGATAAAAAAGCTCAGAGCGATCAGGAGCAGTCCTCCTATCTGTCCCTTACGGCGTCTCCCGTTTCGTTTATTAACTATTCCTTCGTCACTGCCGCTACCGCATTGTGCGAGAGGGGAAGGCTCATACCCATAAGTAGATGCGGCAGAGATAAGAGAGCCAACAAATCCAACGACTAACGAAATGAGTTGAATGTCTGACGTGGTCATAAATCCTCCGGTGCGTTGTGTTTGATATATGTAATACACCAAAATTAACGCATTGAATATATTGACGAAATCGTCAATAGCACGATTTGCTTTTCAGAAGATCTAACCATTTAATTGCTCGCTTGAATAAGGCTTAAGTTGTGGTTAAAGATACCGATAAAAGGCCATACCCTCCCTTAGGCTTTACGAACCCAGAAAACTTCCGACCATACATCTCTATCATCCCGGCAAATGAGGTTTATGGATGGGTGAGAGGCAATATCCTGATGGAAAACGGAAATCTTCATAACGAGGACCACTTCCATCTCCACACGGCTGACGTCGCGTTTATGTGGGCGTCGAATGCCTTTGATAAACGCGGTCGCGTTGTTCTCGGTCAGTGTGAGCAGGTAATGCTCCGCGCCGGCGGATGGCAGAAGGCCAGAATGGAGCAGCAGATGCATGAATGGTTCGGACGCATACCGAAGTTCATCATCACGCTGGCTGCAGACTACTGCGAGCAATGCAGTGACCTCGAATTCTGTGCGCTACTTGAACATGAGCTATATCACATAGCCCAGGCTACCGACGATTACGGCGCGCCGAAGTTCAACAAAGAGACCGGCATGCCGGTGCTCAAACTTCGCGGCCATGACGTCGAGGAGTTCGTAGGAGTGGTCCGGCGTTACGGTGCCAGCAAAGACGTGCAGGAAATGGTGGATGCGGCGAACAGGCCCGCGGAGGTTGCTCATATCGATGTTGCCAGGGCGTGCGGGACGTGCATGCTGAAACTGGCGTGATTTTATACTGCTTTATACGGACGGTGGGTTATGGCTGCACTAAAACCAGAAGTGAGAGCCTTTATCATTCAAGAGCTTGCATGCTTTGATACGCCATCCCAAATCGTCGAGTCCGTACAAAAAGAATTTAAGGTTCAGGTTACGCGCCAGCAGGTAGCATCGCATGACCCAACAAAGGCCGCAGGTAAAGGGCTCGCTAAGAAGTGGGTTGATCTTTTCAACGATCTTCGCGACCGATTCCTCAACGAAATTTCCGACATCCCGATCGCCAACAAAGCCTACCGCCTGCGAGTCCTGCAGCGAATGTCGACGACTGCTGAGAACATGAAGAACATCGGTATGACGGCCCAACTACTGGAGCAGGCAGCAAAAGAGGTGGGTGAGGCTTACAGCAATAAGCAAAAAGTCGAACACACCAGTCCTGACGGTAGCATGTCGCCGCGACCAACGACGATCAGACTGGTAGGAGTAGAGCCAACTAATGGAAAGTCAGGTTGACCTACAAATCCCGGCTAAGCTCGTTCCCGTATTCGCGACAGAGGGCATTCGCTATCGTGGCGCGCATGGTGGCCGAGGTTCTGCAAAGACGCGCACATTCGCGCTGATGAGTGCGGTTAAAGCGTATCAGGCAGCCGAAAGCGGATTAAGCGGCGTCATACTCTGCGCTCGCGAGTTTATGAACTCCCTCGAAGAGTCATCGATGGAGGAAGTGAAACAGGCGATCCGGTCTGTTCCCTGGCTGGATGATTACTTCGATATTGGCGAAAAGTACATCCGCACTAAAAACCGCAACGTCAGCTACGTCTTCTGCGGCTTGCGCCACAACCTCGATAGTATTAAGTCAAAGGCGCGCATTCTGGTTGCGTGGGTAGATGAGGCTGAGTCGGTATCGGCGACGGCCTGGAAGAAGTTGCGCCCGACGGTGCGAGAAAATGGCTCTGAAATCTGGGTGACATGGAACCCGGAGAAAGACGGCAGCGCCACTGACAAACTCTTCAGAAAGAACCCGCCGAAAAGCTCGATGATTGTCGAGATGAACTACAGCGACAATCCGTGGTTCCCGGATGTACTCGAAGAAGAGCGCCTCGAAGATCTGGAAAACCTCGACTACGCCGATTATGCGTGGATTTGGGAAGGCGCCTATCTGGAGAACTCAGACAAGCAGGTGCTGGCGAATAAATACGTCGTGCAGAGCTTTGAAGACGACCTCTGGAAGAAATCAGAGCGCCTGCTGTTCGGCGCCGACTTCGGTTTCGCAAAAGACCCAAGCACGCTTATTCGGATGTTCATCCTGGATAACAACCTCTACATCGAATACGAGGCCTACGGTAATGGTGTAGAGCTCGACGACATGTGGAAGTTTTACGCTGGAAAAACCGATGCCACGCCGAAACAGCTTGAAGACTGGAGAGTTACGGACGAGGCGAAATTCCCCGGCATACCAGAGGCTCGCAAATGGCCTATCAAAGCCGACAACTCCAGACCTGAAACTATCAGCCATATCAAGGGCCAGGGTTTCAATATCTCAGCAGCTCAGAAATGGCAGGGCAGCGTAGAGGATGGGATAACTTGCCTGCGTGGTTTTAAGAAAATCATCATTCACCCACGCTGCAAGGAGACGGCCAAAGAAGCTCGGCTCTACTCGTACAAAACTGACCGGATCACTGGCGAAATCTTGCCGGTCATAGAGGACAAGAACAATCACTGCTGGGACGGTGTCCGGTACGGTCTGGACGGATATATCAAGCACAAAGCGCAAGTCGGCGCAGTATTCTTCTAAGGAGCATCGCCAGTGAGCGAACAAGATAACGGCCTTCAACTGGCTGTGAACAATCTCGCCACTGAAATGCGGCGAGCTAATTACCTTAACGCCATCGGTATCGGCGGGGGCAACACCAAGCGCCCTACGCTCTATCAGGAGTTTGGCTACCCGCGCACGATCACCTTTAACGACTTCTACAACATGTACCGCCGTAACGCCGCAGGATTCGCTGTGGTGCATCGTCTTCTGGATGGATGCTGGCAGGACTATCCGGTCATCGTTGACGGTGATGAGTCCCAGGAGGCGAAGAAAACCAACCAGTGGGAAAAGAACGTCACCAGGTTCATGAAGAAATGGTGGCCGAAGGTGAAGGATGCCGATCGCCGCAATATGGTGGGCCGCTACTCCGCGCTGTTGCTGCAGGTGAAAGATAACAAGCCATGGAGCGATCCAGTAGATACCAGGCTGGTGAAATCCCTGGGCGAGTCAGCGCTGGTAAAACTTATCCCGGTATGGGAGCCGCAGTTAACTGTCGCAGAATGGGATAACGATCGCCAGTCCGAGACGTTCGGCCAGCCGAAGATGTTCAACTTCAACGAGCAGCCGGTTGGAGACGAGGCGTTCGTCGGTCCGACGCGCGGTGAGCCTGTGCATCCCAGCAGGGTGATCCTGTTCTGCGAAGGTTCAGAGGATGACAACGTTCTGTCGGGTATCCCGCTGCTTGAGGCCGGATACAACAAAGGGCTCGACCTTGAGAAGATTTCCGGCGGTGGTGCTGAGGGCTTCCTGAAGAATGCCAGCCGGCAGATCGCGGTCGAGTTCAGCAAAGAAACTGACATGGCCACGCTTGCCGATCAGGCTAAGAAAGCTGGTTATGCCGACCTCGGCGAAGCGATGGGCGACAAGGTCAACAAGCTTAACCGCGGCACCGATGCAGCCGCCGTGATGCAGGCCGGGCAGATGCACGTTCTGAGCGTAACTCCAGGCGACCCGGGGCCGACTTGGGAGGTCACCGCCAACGAACTGGCGGCATCAGTTCAAATCCCGTTCACCATCCTGTTTGGACAGCAGACCGGACGACTGGCGAGTGATGAGGATAAAACCGACTGGGCCATTCGTCGCAATACCCGCCGCAACGGCTTCCTGACCGACAGAATCACCGCATTGCTGGAACGCTTCTGGACGCTGGGCATTATCGATCCGCCGACAAATGGAGAGGTCACCATTTCATGGACTGACCTGCTGGCGCCTGGCGAAAAAGAGAAAATCGAGAACGCTTCGAAACTGGCCGATATCGTGCAGAAAACGTCGGGCTTCTATGGTGGTGAACCGCCATTCACCGCCAACGAACTTCGCGAGATTGTAGGCCTCGATCCTCTGCCTGAGCCAAAGCAACCACCTAACCCGAATGACAAGGTGACAACCGATGATCCACTGGCCGATGACACCGGAGCAGACGGCAAAGGTGGGGCTGCCGATAGTTCCGCGCAGCAAGGTTGACCCGACTCGATCAGCGAAGCAGGTCAGCGCGATGTTCCGGGATATCGAGGAGCGGTATCTCGGCATCAAGCGCGCTCTGAAAACGCTCTTCGACCAGCGTCTGACCGGGAGAGAGCGAGAGGTTAACAGCCATAACTGGCATTTCCTGTGCCACGACCACGGCGAAGATGTGCGGCTCTACCAGGTCAATGCCGGCAAGTTCATCTACGACATGTCGGCGCAGGAACTGGCTGACCTGCTGGAGGCGGTGCAGGCAATTCTTGATGACCATCTGCTGGAAGGCGGCGAGCAAAACCTGTGGGCGATGGATTACGTCGCCGCTGAGGCGCAGCGCGGAACGCTGGAGGCCTTCAACAACCTCTCGCAGCAGTCGCAGGTGTACGCCAGCCAGACGACGCTTCAGCAGCTTTTAAGCAGCCCTGCATACCAGAACCAGATCGCCAGTGCCTACATCAGCACATATAGCGACTGGAAGCTGGAAGCTGACCGGGCGCGCGGTGACCTGGCGAACATCATCGCGGATGCCGTTGGGCGCGGTGTGAATCCCCGCGAAACGGCGCAGGTGATAAGCAAGCGCCTTGATGTCTCTATGGGCCGCGCAAAGACTATCGCTCAGACTGAGCAGGTCGGCGCGCTGCGCCAGGCTCAATGGAACGAAACGGACTGGGCTGCCGACAGGCTGGGGCTGAATACCGGGCTTCTGTGGCTGTCAGCGCTAAAGCCGACCACGCGCAGCTGGCACGCCAGTCGTCACGGCAAGCTCTACACCACCGAGCAGGTGCGAGACTTCTACGCTGAGAACGGTAACCGGTACAACTGCTATTGCAGCCAGATTCCAGTGCTGCTCAACGACGACGGTAGCATTTTCAATCAGGGGTTAGCTGAGAAGCTGGCAAAAGAGCGCCAGCAGTGGACCGCTAAGGAGGCCGCGTGATCGTAGTTATTGTTCTGTTACTGCTACTTATCGTGGTCCTGATTGCTATGGCAGCCGGTTCTGGTTCGGTTGATCCTTGCTCCTGTCATCGCTGCGGTAAATATGTTCCTGCGCCAGCGCGTTTCTGCGATGGCTGCCGGCCAGCGCCACTGAGTGGGTATCAACCGAGTAACACAACATCGTCAGGCAAAGTGCTGCCACCACCAAAACAACCCTAAGAGGACGAAACGTGAAGCTATCCAGCATCCACGTTAAATCCCTCGCCATCAACGCCTCCAATATCTCAACGACAACGATCAACGGTCAGGAGCACTACGTCATTCGTGGTGCGGTTCCGATCGTCGATGACATTGTGATGAATGGCGGCCTGTACCCGGCGGAGGAGATTAACAACAGCTACCAGACGATGGAAGGCAAGCTGATGCCTCTGCCGCATCCGATGGTAGATGGCAAATATGTCAGCGCCAATGACCCGCGGGCCATTAACAGCTATCACGTCGGAGCATGGGCGCAGAACGTCAGCAAGTCAGGCGACCAGGTCGTCATGGACGTTTATATCAATAAGGCGGTCGCCGAGACAAAGCCTGACGGTAAGCGTCTGATTAATCGCCTCGATGAGATGATCGCCGGCACCAACACCGACCCGATCCACCTGTCTACCGGCTTACTCACGAACAAAGAGAGAAAGTCAGGCGAGTCTAAGCAGAAGAAGTATTCATGGATTGCTCGCAATATGCAGTTCGACCATATCGCTATCCTGCTCGATGAGCCGGGCGCCGGTACTCCAGAGGAAGGCGTCGGCATGTTCGTGAATGCCGATGGTCAGGAAGGCGAAGTCGAGACTGCAAGCCTCGTTGATGCGGCAAATAGCCTCAAAGATGGCCTGCTGAACAAAGTGAAGTTCTTCCTCACCCACAACTCAGATGCCTCATTCGATGAAATCTACCAGATGCTGCGGGAAGCCATTCGCGCGCCGTCAGGCAGCGATGTTTATCGCTATGTCGTGACCGTATGGCCCGACAAATTCATTTTCGAAGAGGGCAATAAGCTCTTCCAGCAAAAATACCTCATCGACGACAGCACAGTCACGCTGGTCGGCGATCCAGTAGAGGTCGTGCGCAAACCCACTGAGTACGAAGTCAAAACCAACGGAGAAACAAACCCGATGAAAGAGAAGATGATCGCCGCGCTCAATGCCGCAGGCGTTAAAACCGAGGGGCTGACCGACGATCAGGTCTGGGATGCCTATAACCAGCAGGTACAGAAGAAAGCAGGCGACCAGCCGGGTACTCAGATTAACTCTGACGCGATTACCGCAGCAGTAAATCTGGCGATTAAGCCGCTGACTGACGAGATCAGTACGCTGAAAACTCAGCTGCAGGCCAACGCTGAAAAAGACCTCAAGACCAAGCGTGAAGCGGTCAAAGCGAAATTCCCGTTCATGACCGAAGCGGCGATCAACTCGCTGGCCGGCGAAGCGCTGAACGACATGTACTCGCAGTGCCAGACCAGCACCGGTCTGAACCCGGCATTCCAGGGGAATGGCGCTCAGAGTGAAATCCTTTCTATGGAGGCTCCTGAATAATGGCTCTCGCACCTCGTTTCCATACCGTAATCGCGGGCCCGGCCCGCAAGAATGACCCGCAGGTCATTGAAGCAATCATGGCGGCAGCAGTGAAGCCAGGATCTCTGGTAATGCTGGATAGCACAGGGAAACTGGCTGTTCACAATGTGGCCGGTGGTGCAGGGGTAGCCCTGGCGCTCCAGCACAATTATATCGGCGGCGGTGATATCCGCGATGCAGTGCCGGCCGGGGATACTGGCGCGGCCATCATGTGCGAAGACGATGTCGATTACCACATGCTGGTAAAGGCTGGCGAAGTGTTGCTGGAAAACGAAGGTCTGGTTTCTGCCGGTGACGGCACACTGGCCAAGTCGACCACTCCAGCCACCGACCAGGTCCTCTTCTTTTCACGCGAAAAGATCACCGTTGGTGCTGAAGCCCAGCTCGTGAAAGTTCGCAAATCAGGGAAAGCTACCGCATGAGCATGATCGTATTTAACAAAAAGCTGGTTACTGAACATAACCAGATCAAGAAGGCATGGAATCAGTTGCTGATGCAGCGCGAATCCTTCAACGTTAACCAGAACAACATTTCCGCCCAGTACGGCGGCGCGCTGGAAGTTAACCAGGCTGCGCTGATCTCTAAAGACTACTGGCGTGAAGTTGACAACATCACCACCCGAGTCTTCCGCAACGACGAAGGCAACGGCCTGCTTGATGACCTGCTCGGTCTCGGTACGCCGATCTCAATCGGCAAGACGGCGGCGCTCTACCGCGTTTCCAGTGACGCTGGCAAGGTTCATCGCTCACTGACTGGCCATGTACCGGAAGAGCTGGATAAAGTCATCTACGACGAAGCCGGCGACCCGATCCCGATCTTCAACACCGGCTACGGCCGTGAATGGCGTGAATGGAACGGCATGCAGTCCGAAAACCTTGATGCAATGGCCGATGACCAGGAAGCGCATGTTGCAGCCATCCGCGAAGATATGGCCGACTACATGCTTTCCGGCGATGCGAAGGTGAAGGTGAAGGGCTATGTTGGCGCTGGTATTACCAACCACGCCAACACCAACCAGGTAGACCTGAGTGCATCTGGTCTGAATATTGACCTGACCACCTCGACTCCTGATGAATCAGTAGCATTCTTCACCGGTCCGTTCGCCAAACTGCTGGACGATAACTACGTTCAGGAGAAGGTAAAAGTGTGGGCATCCCCGGATATCATGCGCAACCTGAACCGACCGTATTCCGATGCCGCGGGCTTCAAAGAAGGCACTGTGCTGGAATACATCCTGCACTATGGTCGCATCGAGTCGTTCAACCAGACCTTTAAGCTGACCGGTAACCACTTCATTGCGTACGTTCGCAACTCGCAGTACATCAAGACGCGCATCGCCGCGCCGGTGGGCACCTTCATGATCCCCCGACAGAATCCGTTCGACAACTACAACACTCTGGTCTGGAGTGCAGTTGGTCTGCAGATTAAGCGTGATTTCAACGGTCGCTCTAAAGTCTTCAACGCACAGGGTTAAGGGGCTTCGGCCCCTTTTCTTCGGGAGAAAGCATGAAAACGTTAAAGGTCGAGAAAACCGGCTGCTGGGGCATGATTGATGGCGTCTTCCAGCAACTTCCTGTTGGCCACGAATTCGTCGCGGCGGACGTTCCTGCAGCTTTTGCTGGTCGTGTGTCGGTGGTGGGCGAAGTGGAAGAGCAAGCGCTGGAAGTAGCCACGCCGGGCAATGACGCTGCAGAGCAGGCAGAGCAGCAGGAAGAATCTGCCAGCAAATCGAAGAAGGCGAAATAACCATGGCTGACCCAATCACAGCGGCAGACGTGCAGGCGTTCCTCGGTGAATTGGGTTACTCCATCCCGGCCGCTCTGCTCGATCCGATTCTCTGCGTGGTGAACAAGATTATCCCTTGCCTCGATGGTGCTGGATACGACGAATGCACGGCAAAGCTCATTCTGATGTATGCCGCTGCGCTCATGGCGACGTCATCCGGTGCCCGGCGAATAAAATCGCAGGGGGCGCCATCAGGAGCGTCGCGCTCGTTCGATTACGGAGACGACGGCATTACCTGGCTGCGTGACTCGCTGGCGAAACTGGATACCAGCGGCTGCACCAGTGAACTTCCGATCAGCGCTGGCAACACTGTGGGCCTGTTTATGGTGGTCGGGGGCTGCTAA